CCGTCATTCGCGAGCGCGATTTGTGCGCAGTCACGAAACATTGCATGGGGGGTTGTGGCGGTGATGGTGAACCTGGCCAGCCCGGTCACTCAGGAGCGCTTCGGCGAACTGGTTGGCGTGTCGCAGCAGGCCGTGTCCGACCTGGTGGCGCGAGGCATCCTACAGCCGGAGCAGTCGGCGCGGGCGTGGCTGCTGGCGTACTGCGCGAACCTGCGCGAGCAGGCTGCCGGCCGGCAGGCCTCGGGCGATCTGGCGCTGGCCACCGAGCGGGCGCGCCTGGCCAAGGAGCAGGCCGACCGGATCGCGATGGCCAACGAGGAACGGCGCCGCCAACTCGCGCCGGTCGAGCTGCTTGAGCTGACGCTGGCCGGCATCTGCAGGCAGATCAAGGGGCGGCTCGAGGCGCTGGTGCCCGCGCTGAAGCGGCGATCGGCGTTGACGGCGGCGGATCTGGACTTCGTGGCGCGTGAGGTGGCTGAAGCTGCCAACCTTGCCGCGGCGGCGCGGCTCGACTGGGCCGAGATCGACGGACTGGACGAGATGGGCTCTGGCGAACCCGCTGCCGGCGCCGCCTCCGCACCTGTGGCGACCGACAGTCAGGCGATCACGGGCATCGCTGCGCCTGCGGTGCGGAATCCGGCTTCCTGATGTCCGATCTCTCCGCCCACTGGCACCTCGACGCCGCGCACCGCGCCGCGCTCGAGGGCGCGATCGCGCGCGGCCTTGCGCCGCTGCGGTTCGACCCGCCGATGCGCGGGTCTGAATGGGCGGCGGCGCACTTCTACCTGTCCACGGAGAGCAGCTACGTCGAGCAGCGCTGGACTGCGTACCCGTTCCAGGTTGCCATCCTCGACGCCATGTGCGACGACCGCATCGAAGTCCTCGACTTCATGAAGTCCGCCCGCGTCGGCTATACCAAGATGCTGCTAGCCGCGGTCGGCTATTTCGCGCACCACAAGCGGCGCAACCAGGTCGTCTATCAGCCCACCGACGACGACAGCGACGACTTCTGCAAGACCGAGCTCGAGCCAATGCTGCGCGACGTGCCCGTCATGGCGTCCGTGTTTCCCACCCACCTGCAGCGCCACAAGGACAACACCCTCAAGCAGAAGAAGTTCATCGGCTCCATCCTTCACCTGCGCGGCGGCAAGGCCGCCAAGAACTACCGCCGGCTTACCGTCGATGTGGTCGTGCTCGACGAGATCGACGGCTTCGACCAGGACATCGAAGGCGAGGGCGACCCCAACCGCCTTTCCGGCAAGCGCCTCGAGGGCGCCACCTTCCCCAAGCACATCCGCGGGTCCACGCCGAAGATCAAGGGCGCCTCCCATATCGAGCGCGGCCATGACGCCGCCGACCTCCGCCTGCGATTCCACGTGCCATGCCCCGAATGCGGCCACGAACATCCGCTCGCCTGGGGCGATCGCCGCGCCCAGCATGGCATGAAGTGGACCGAAGGCCAGCCCGACACCATCCGCCAACTATGCCCCGAGTGCGGCGCCCTCTACGACCAGGCCGCCTACCTGCGCGTCTGGCAGCGCGGCCGCTGGAAGGCCGCCGACGGCACATGGATCGACGACCGCACCGGAACCTGGCGAGACGCCCGCGATGCCGAGATCCAGCCCCCGCGGCACGTTGCCTTCCACGTCTGGACCGCCTACTCCCCGCAAGCCACCTGGCCCGCCATCGCCCGCGAATACCTGCAGGCCGTCGCCGCCAAGCGCAGTGGCGACCCCAGCCCCCTCAAGACCTTCAAGAACACCACTTTCGGCGAGACCTATGAAGAAGTCTTCGAGCAAGCCGACGGCAACGCCCTCAAGGAGCGCGCCGAAGACTACCCATTGCGCACCTGTCCGCTCGGCTGCCTCGTGCTCGGCGCTGGCGTGGACGTGCAGGACAACCGCTTCGAGGTCACCACATGGGGCTTCGGCGTCGGTGAGGAAATGTGGGCGATCGACTACATCGTCATTCACGCCAACCCCGCCGAGCAAAGCGAGTGGGACAAGCTGGACGCCTACCTGGACACTCGCTTCCCGCACGCCAGCGGCCAGACCCTTGGCATCGAGGCTTACGGCGTCGACACCGGCGGCCATTTCACCCATCAGGCCTACGCCTTCTGCCGCGCCCGCAACCGCAAGCGCGCCTTCGCCATCAAGGGCGACACCCAGCTTGGCAAGCCCATCAAGGGTCGCGCCAGCCTTGTAGACGTCAACATCAATGGCCGCATCATCAAGAACGGCGTGAAGCTCTGGTTCGTCGGCACCGATACCGCCAAGGACTTGCTGTACGGCCGCCTGGGCGTCAAAACCCCCGGCCCCGGCTACGTGCACTTTTCCAAGGCGCTGCCCGACACCTTCTACACCCAGCTCACTGCCGAGGCCCGCGTCCCTCAGCAAGCCGCCGGCGGCATCGTCTACCGCTGGGTGCTGCCTCCAGGCCGGCGCAACGAAGTCCTTGACTGCACCGTCTACGCGCTCTTCATCGCCCAGGCCCTCGACCTGCATCGCTACACCGCCAGTATGTGGGCCCGGCTTGAAACCGCTGTGCAGCCGCCTACGCGCGACCTGTTCGCCGCCGGCGCCGGCCCCGTGTCTGCGCCGCCCGCGCAGATCTCGTCGCGCGTCCCGTCCCCCGCCCCGGTCGCGCGCCCGGCCGAAGTCGCCGCCGCCCCCGCCGCCCCCGCCGGCCTCATCCGCCCGCAGCGCGGCATCTCGCTCGCCAACTGGAGGCGGTAAGAATGGCAGTCACTTTGAGCAGGATTGTCGATAGCGGATATTTCTTGGTGCCACCGGAATTGCTCGGAGTGGCGCCGGGAATGAATAAATTCGAAGGTGCGATGTGTTTCGAGATCGATGATGAATCTTTGGTTGAAGTGTCAATAAAAAGCTATGCGGCAGAACTCATTCGCCTGCCGTTTCCAGTGTGCTGGTTTGAGTTCAGCAAAGAGCCGTATCGAGTCGGCGTACTTGCAATTGAAAGCCGTGGCGCGATTGAGTGGAATTGTTTTTTCAGGAAAGGCGCGTCTGACCCTGTAGAAAAGCATTGGCGTTTTGGCGGACGGATATCGGAGTTGATGGTGGTGAACGATGGGAGATCTTTGCAATTTTGCTATCAAGGGCTGAGATCTGAGTGGACCTATCCGTTTATCAGATTTGTAATGGATGTCTGCGTCAGTTTCCTGTCGTTACTTCACTGCGCGAATGTGGCGCGTGTTGAGCATTTCCCATCTGAGAAGTTGATGCGCGCCCGGGCGAAGCGAGGGAAAAAGCCGCTGTTCTCCTATTGGACGTTGCAGCTTGATATGAGCAATTCAGAATGCGCGGCCGAATTAGGCGGGACGCACGCATCACCAAGAATTCATTTAAGGAGGGGGCACGTTGCGCGTCGCAAAGAGGGCCCAAACGCAGGGAAGTGGTGGTGGGTTAGTGCATGCGTGGTCAGAGGGTCGGGGCACGGTATGGTCCACAAAGACTATCGAGCGTAGGGCCAACACATGGCCGTCCACTCCGACGACCCCCTGCGCGACTTCCTTGCCCGCCTGCTCGCCGCCATCGCCAAGGCCGAAGGCGGCGGCATCGACGAAGGCATGGCGCGCGAGATCGAGCGGCAGATGCGGCGCGACTGGGCCGGCAGCGAACCCTACATCGCCGCCGATCCCGACCGCGAAGCGCGCCGCCGCCAGGCCGAAGCCGAACTGGCGCGCGGGCGGCCGGTTGGCGAGGTCCGGCGCAAGACTGGCATGAGTCGCAGCACACTGTATGGATTGTTGAGAAAGAGGGGGTGATGTGGATACCTGCAAGACCTGCGAGCACTGGCGTTTTGAGAACGACGGCGCGTCTCACAATCGGTTAGAGATCTGCCGCCCAATTGATCCTGATACGTGCGCGCCCATGGCCATGCCATTCGAGGTGCGCGAATGTCGCCACCCGTCGCTGGTGTATTTCGAGCGCCCCGTGGAGCGCGACGGATTTGGCGTGTCGGATGGCAGCAACTACTGGGCTGGACTGTTCACGGCGGAAGACTTCGGCTGTATCAGACACGCCAGCCAAGAATGACCCCGCGAAAACTGTCCGGTTTCCCCTAAAACCGGACACCCCTGTCGTCCTACTCTGCCCCCGTCCCTCCGCGCGCCTTGCGCGCCTCGCGCCGACCGTCAACGCCCCCGCCGCCCATCATGTAACGGAGCCCACGCATGGCAGGCATCACCCTCGCGCAAGCCGAGGCCAAGCTGGCCGTCTACCTGGCGGCCGAAGACAAGATTCTCCTCGGCCAGCGCGTCGAGATCGACGGCCAGAGCCTCACCCGCGCCGACCTCGAGCGCGTGCAGGCCGGCATCGACGTCTGGAACAAGCGCGTGCAGGACCTGAGCGCGCAGGCCTCGGGCCGCTCGCGCGCCCGCACCGTCGCCCCGGGCTACTGATGGCCGAGCGTGTCGCCTCCTCCCGCCAGCGCCTGGCGGATCTCGTCCGCGAGGCCAGCCGCGGCGGGCCGCTCGAGCGCGTGGTCGAGGCCATCAGTCCCAAGTGGGCGCAGCGCCGTGCCGCCTCGCGCGTGCAGCTCGCGCTCGCCGGCGGCGGCTACCACGGTGGCGGACGCGGCCGGCCCGCCATGCGCAACTTCAACCCCGGCGGCGGCGACGCCAACGACGACACGCTCCTCGACCTGCCCGACCTGCGCGACCGCAGCCGCGACCTGGTGCGCAACGCCCCCATCGCCACCGGCGCCATCGGCACCCTCACCACCAACATCGTCGGCACCGGCCTCGCCCTGCAGCCCGCCATCGACGCCAAGCTGCTCGGCCTCACCGACGACGAAGCCAAGGCCTGGCAAGACAAGACCAACGCCGAGTGGAAGCTCCACGCAGAAAGCGTGCAGATCGACATCGCCCGCCGCCTCGACTTCTACGGCCTGCAGGCCCTCGGCCTGCGCAGCGCCCTGGAGAACGGCGACGCCTGGGCCTTCCTGACCGACAAGGAAGAACCCGGTCACCCCTACAGCCTCGCCCTGCAGCTCGTCGAGGCCGACCGCATCTGCAACCCCACCGGCCAGCCCGACACCGACACCCTCATCGCCGGCGTCAAGCTCGACGCCGACGGCATGCCGCTCGCCGTGCAGGTCGCCAACCGTCACCCGCGCGGCCTGCGCATCCGCGGCGGCGCCATCGAGTGGAAAGAGCACGACATCCGCAACGCGCGCGGCCAGCGCGTCGTCCTGCAGCTCGCCGACCTCAAGCGCATCGGCCAGGTGCGCGGCGTGCCGCTGCTCGCCCCCGTCATCGAGCCTCTAAAGCAGCTCGAACGCTACACCGAGGCCGAGCTGCAGGCCGCCGTCATCGCCGGTACCTTCGCCGTGTTCGTGCGCATGAACCCCGAGGCCTTCGACACCCTGTTCGACCAGGAAGCGCAGAACCGCTACATCGCCAGCGCCAGCAACTGGGACGGCACCGTGCCCAACGGCACCGTCGACGGGCCCGGCAAGGCCGTCAACCTGCTGCCCGGCGAAGAGATCGACGCGCAGAACCCCGGCCGCCCCAACGCCGCCTTCGACCCCTTCTTCCAGGCCATCGTGCGGCAGATCGGCGTCGCGCTCGAGATCCCGTTCGAAGTCCTGATCAAGCACTACACGTCCAGCTACACCGCCGCGCGCGCCGCCACGCTCGAAGCCTGGAAATTCTTCCGCGGCCGGCGCGCCTGGCTCGCCACCCAGTTCTGCCAGCCCGTCTACGAAGCCTGGCTCGAGGAGGCCGTCGCCCTCGGCCGCGTCGTCGCGCCCGGCTTCTTCGCCGACCCCGCGCGCCGTCGCGCCTGGTGCGGCGCCCAGTGGATCGGCGACGGCCCCGGCAGCATCGACCCGCAGAAAGAAGTCGCCGCCGCCGCTGAACGCATCGCGCTCGGCATCTCCACGCGCGAGAAGGAGAGCATCGAGTACGACGGCATCCCCTGGGACCAGAAGCACCGCCAGCTCGCCAAAGAGCGGCAGATGCGCGAGGACGACGGGCTCGATGCCGAAGCCGTGCAGACGTCTACACCCAGCGGCACCCGCGGCGCGCCCGCCAACGACGGCGACCCCGCCGCGCTCGGCCTGTCCGCGCAAGCCGCGACCGGCCGCGACAACCTCATCCGTCGCGAGGCGCGTCGCGCCGCGCTGCTCAATCAACTGTTGAAGCTGTAGGAGACCGTCATGGGCACATCCGTACAACTCACGCTCCTCGAAAACGCCTCGGCTACCGGGGACGAATTCGACTGGCCTGGTGGCGCGGGGGAATTCGCCGTCGAGGCCTCAAGCTGGGCAGGCACCGTTGCGCTGCACAAGATGGGCCCCAATGGGACTTACATCAGCCTCGGCCAGGATGTGGAGCTGAATGCCAACGGCTTCGGGTGCTTTTTCTGCGGCGGAGGAAAGCTCAAGGCCGTCGTTACCGGAACAGTGAGCGGAATTTACGCTGCGGTGAAGGGTTTGGGAGAGTGACATGGGTGGAATGACGTTCCCTGCGGCGGCCGGGGCGCCGCGGTTGGTCAAGGACCGCAACGGGCGAATCGTCGGGCTATCAGGGCCGCCCGGTCGGCGGCGTTTGCTGCCACAGGCATGCCATGCCGACGCCATGTTCACCAAGTACGGTGCGGTCGGTTACGACATCGCGCGGGCTTCCGGTTCGGCGAGCAATCTGACCTTCGGCACGACCGACCTCACGCACAGTGTCAGCAACGAGCGCCCGCGATTTTCTACTTACACGCGCAAGTGTGTTCTCGGATCAAGCGGTACAAGTGAAATCCGCATTTCGCGGTTCACACCGATCGCGGCGGACGCCACGGAGAAGGCCTTCTCGATCGACATCTACCTGGAGTCTCACCCGAACGAATTTCTGGGTGCCGGCAACAATCCCGACATCATCGTCGCGCTGTCGTCGTCCACCAGCACCAGCATCGGCAGCAACTACAGCCGCTGGACGTTCGATGCCATTGGACTGCGGCAGGGGTGGAACACGCTGAAGATGCGTTCAGCGGACACGGTTGATGCGACGAGTGCGTATAGCGGCAATCTGCCGTATGGGGTCAAGAGGCTGGCCGACACCGGCACCGGCTTCAACTTCGCCACAGAGTCGTTGGGCTACATAAGCCTGACGTTCGAGCACATGGCCAACCAGACTGTGCACCTGGATCAAATTCGCACGCCTGCCAAGGCAAAGTCCGTGCTGGTGATCGGCTTTGACGCCAACGGCAGCGGTAACAAGGATGACGTGTTTCTCAACAAGGTGGCGCCGCTATTTTCTCAGTACGGCATTCGGTCGTACTTCACCTACACCAACATCTACGAACTTCTGTTCAGCGGATCGCAGGCTTGGCAGCGCATGGCGACGCTGTACAACACCTGGGGATGGGATGCAATCAATCACACTTGGAGTCACGGTGCCACGAACGTCGGGCGCAACGTCACACTGTCGTCGCTAGTAGCCGCGTCTGACGTGATGACTGCCACTTTCGCGTCGGCTCATGGCATCACGCTTGGCACCACGTTCAAGGCCAAGGTCAGCGGCGGCTCAATCGCGGCGGCAAACGGCACCTGGGACATGGTGGCCGCCACCGCCACCACCGCCACCTACACCGCCACCGGCGCGGGCACCGGCACCAGCACCGGCACCATCACGCTGACGTCGTTCCTGTCGGAGGTGCTGGCCAGCGACACCACAGAAAATCGCCGCCTCTGGCTGCACGAGGTCAAAGACACATCCGACGCCATGCGCGCGTGCGGATTCGGCCGCGCGGCCGGCTACCTGGCCTACCCGAACAACATGGTCCCGCAACTGGACGTCTTGCAGTACGGATGCACGGCGGCTGGGGTCAAGCTGGCGCGCGGCGTGCGCGGCGGCTACACCGCCGTCAACGAGTTGGGCATCGACAACCCGCTCAACATGGGGTCGTTCGAGATGGGCAGCGGCGCCAGCGGCGCGCAGACCAGCTACATCGCCGCCAAGATCGCCGGCGCCATCGCGCGCGGCGACCACATCCAGATTTACGGCCATTACATCCTCGACGACACCGACCCCGCCATGTCGGCCTACTGGCCGACAGCGGATGGCACCGAGTATCCGCCGGCCAACAGCGGCAACCCGTCTCCGCCCTCTGCGAGCCTGTCTGGCACGGGCGGCTGGTGGTACTACAGCCAACTCCGCAACCTGGTCGTCAACACCATCGCGCCCGCCATCGCCAACGGGACGTTGCTGGTGATGTCTCCCTCCGAATATCTGGCCTACATGGGGTTCACGTCATGATTGCGCGCGTTCAGGTGTTGGGCGCCATCCGCATCCCTGCGGGGCAGACTCTCGACGGCGTTGTGCTGGCCGAGTCGCAGGTGGTCAGCGATGGTCGGCACGAGATCGACCACGCGCTGATCATGGCCAACGAGTGGGCCGAGACTGGGCGGGTGGAGATTGAGGAAATGGACGGCAAGCCGGTGCATTGGGGGCCGTGCTGCGCATGACGCTTGCTGCCTGAAAAAACTGTCCGGTTTCCCCT